GGTGGCGAGGGATTTCTCCCCCGCCAGGTCTCTTACTCCTCAGGTTCGTAAGCTGTGAAGACAGCGACCTCCGTCTGGCCGGTTCGGACTCGTACCTCGCAGAGGTCTTTCCTCGTTACCAGTGCCGTCACTATGACGGTTAAACAGATGACGATCAGGGCGATTAACATCGCCTTTTGCTGCTTCATAGCCTGCTTCTCCTTGCCTTTCGGCACGTAAGAGGCTAACCTAGATTTGCCGTTCATAGATTGAGCCTCAGATTAATGTTAGGCGTCTTGCAGGACGCGTAATGTTAACTGGGGCTTTTCTCTATCTGCCGTTGGTGTTCATGCCCGAGGCAGATAGCCTCAAGCACCCGCAGCTATTCTACTTAACTTCCCATTACCTCGCCAATATGAAATCGGTCAGAAAGACAGACGTCCCATAAGGACAACAACGGAAAAAGAGATTTTGCTTGATGCTATTTACCTCTGCACCATGAAGTTGCGCCAAAATCCCAGTGGTGATAACAGGAATTTGGTTGTTGGTGATTGGGGAAAGAAGTACGTTAGACTGTGGGTTAGTTCATTGACATGATAGTTACCTGCCTTCAATTTCCTAAGCAAGCGATGTAAACGATAATCAATATCAAATGTATTGACAGGTAAAATAATAACGATGTACCTTTGCTGATAACATATATCAGTCTTAAATCATAATGGAGGTAGATAAAATAACTAAACACACACAACAAATTTTTTATCAGTGACATAGCATATCTTAAGCATCCTTTAATGCTCATGGGGAGAACGCATGACTAAACATATGGACATTCATTGTCAAACACGCATATTTAACTCAATTAACCATGACACCAAATATAAAATATGTATTTTTACTCCAAAAAACATTAAAAAAAATAATGCAACTCTTTATATACTTGATGGGAATAGTGCCAACAATTACATTTCTGATATTCTGCCTGTTATTGATGCACTACCCAATCCACCAGTGTTAGTTACACTTGGTTATGAATCTTGGAATAACCTTAGCATTCATCGCCGTGCTTACGATTATACTCCTGATGGTGAAAATGCTATTGTTGATAACTCTAAACCAGCATGGATCTACTTTACTGGTGGAGGAAGCCAGTCTTTCCGAGAATTATTACTAACTCAGATCATGCCATGGGTTAGTACTATTGCTCCGAACAGTTCCAGAATCGGTATATGGGGGCACTCGCTAGGTGCTATTTTTGTGCTTGATTGCTTAAAAAATAATTCATGCTTTAACTATTATTATATATCTGCACCATCACTTCTATGGCAGAATGAAAGAATCATCAAGATAATTAAAGATGATATATCAGAATCAAAGCACACTAAAAGTATATGCTTGCTTAACGGAAATCTTAGCCTTGATTACTCCGCATCTTTATATCCTGAAGCCATCAAAGCGGAATCTGTTTTGAGAAATATTTTGACAGAAAAATACAGTAATTTTTCTATTGTACAATTTCCAGAGCTCAATCATCAGGAGACTTTCTCTGCTGCACTCTGGAATAGCATTATTCATTTCAGCATATAACAGAAAATATGTAATCACTTTATCAATCTAGCTAACATAACTGATATCAATCCTAATGGGTCTTTGAACATATTAAAAGATAACTTCTCATTTGTACATTGTTGTGTTCTTAGACCCATTTCAAAAATACTATTTTTTAGATACTAATAATTACATCCATTTAGCTATCTTCTAAATACTCCTCTCAGTTTCTTCATTGGAGCTGATTCAACTCCGGCAATGCATACTAGGATCATTTTATAAGCATACAAACAACATCCAGACTGTGAATTATTGCTATTCATTTTCTATGTATCTGCTCTTTTCCCATCCACTGAAACACCAGAATCCAAAGGTTTCATGTTATTTTCACTATTCCATCATTACTCCTGTGTAAAATATCAAAACTCGCTGCATCACTTCACTGTTACGGCACTCACTACAAATTATGTTCAATTGCCTGTCATAGCGGCGTATTTCTCCGTCTGGTAATGACCAGATAAGGTCAGGATCAACCACAACCGGTTTCTTCAGTTTTGCCCTCGATAGTTTTTTGCGGGCGTTTTGCCAGTCCTTACGAGCCTGTTCAGATGGGAATAACCCGTAACCAGAGTTGTATACATCGCCACTGGCAACCAGCTCTCTGGCAAGAACGCTCATCAGATATCTTGTCGCACCTGTCTTGGCTTCCAGTTGCCGTAACGTCTCGCGCCCACTCCGGCGTACTAGCTCAACAACCTGCCCTTTAATTTTTTCCCGCTCTTCCTGTGTAAATACTTTTGCCATAAGCGCCTCCGGCAATCACTTTTCCGATACAACACGNNCTGAGGAAAGGCCTTACCATCACTTTCCGTTACCAGCGCGGCTTTCGGCTCTGCTGGTAAATTATCGCCCGGCATGCAGTAACGAAATTTACCGTTCTGATTAACGCGTGCCAGCCGCCCCGTTGCGGTTACCACCGCCAGCGTGGAAGCAACCTTGCGAGTACTGACACCGAACTTACCCGCCAGTTCCTCACACGTTTTAGCCCCATCCTGACCGATAAACTCAATCATCATGTCTGCGGTAACTTTTTGTTCGACCTCCCCGGTCAGCATATCCTGTGCTTCAGATTTTACTGGCCGCTCTTCGGTTACCCGGGATTCACCTTCGCCAGCCAGAAACCAGGTGTGACCAGTTTTATCAACGACGCCATTTATTTTGAGTTCCCACAGCTCGTTGACAGCCTCTTCACGACTGATTCCAAGGCGAGCTGCCACCACATGTGAAGAGGCTTTTTTCAGTGCTTTCAGTGCGTCAGATACGGTTTCCATTAAAATTTCCTCCGGACAAAATTACTTCACAACCCTCATATTGCTGACATTTGGACGCCAGCTATCCCAGTTAAACGTCACCCATCGACCACCGTTCATGGTCATGCGGTCCATAATCCTCTCACCAAGAAGTGTACTCATTGCGGCATGATTCAGGTTTGTTAACATCCCGACACTGCACAGTGATGCTGTCCGGCGATCAATTATCTGGTGTAATACCACCTGCTCGTTTTTCGTCTCCCGCTGAACGCCTATTTCATCCAGGACCAGCAAATCAACACTGCAAAGCTCCTGTAAAAATTTTTCCCCGGATTTGCCGTTGTCGTAGCTGTCATGCAACACGCTCATGACATCAGACACGGTGACGATAATCACGCTGCGCCCCTTCGCCATCAGCCGGTTACCCATCGCCGCTGCAAGGTGATTTTTCCCGGTGCCGGTTTTACCGCTGAACACAAAATTCGTGCACCCGGTCATCAGTTCGTCAGCTATGGATTTGGCCTGGCTCAGCGCGTATTTTTGCCCGTCGTTCTGCACCTGATAATTCGCAAACGAGCATTTGCTGTGCAGAGGCTGGATGCCCGAACGATTCAGGATTTTTTCCACCCGCAACTGGTGATTCTGGCGGTTAATCTCCTCGCTGCGTTTTCGTCCTTCAGCAAGTTGCCATTCCCGCCACTCCTCCACCGTCCGGTACGGTGGAACCGACGCCTGTGGTGCAAGTCTGCGAATACGTTCAAGAACCCCGGCTGCCGCAATGTTTTTCATGCCACATCACCCCCTGAATCCCGGCGGAATTTCGGTATCCGGTTCAGAAATATGATTCACACAACGCTGGTTGTTCGTGCCGCTTACCGGGAGCAACCAGGGGTTTTCAAAATTCCGGTCCGGCCCAAAAAACGTCGTCGCTCGCTGAACAAATTCCGTTCCCGCTTTCCCGGTCGCCGCCAGGTATCTCGCGTAACGCCTCACACCATCCAGCATGGTCTCTGGTGGCACCCCCTCGCGCAATCTGGCCTTCCAGGCACTGAAAGCGGATTTCTTCGGGTTTGCCCCAGCACGCAACGGGTATTCCCGCCAGACCTGTTCGAACACATCCGGATAATCCACTCGTCCCACAGACTGCCCGGTGCTTTCCGGGACTACCCGATCGGCTTCCCGCTGAATGGCGGAATCGGCTTCAGGCTGCTGCAGTTGGTGTGATTGCTCCGACCCTGCGGTCATCACCTGCTGCACAGCGCCCGAATCGGCTTCCGGTGTCGTGCCTGCTGGCTGACCAGGATTGACGGTCTGAACATCCCCTGCCTGGTTCGTGGTGTTTTTTTTGCCATGAACCATAGTGTTTTTGTCCTGTTCCTGTTCTTTCTCCTGCTCCTGTTCCTGTTCTTGGCTTCGAAGCCCCTTAAAAGCCCCTTCGAAGCCCCTTACCGAATTTCGGCTATTATTCCGCCTCACATCCAGATGGAAATCCGTTTTATATCTGTCGTAAAACACTGACAGAAAAGCGTTTTCAGGTAATGATGCATACTCATTCCTGACACCTGCACAACGGTTATCGCCAGGCTTCAACGTTTCCCCAACCTGCCAGGCTGCCATTTCATGGACCCAGACCATCTCTGCATCATGGTCATAGCTACAAAAACCAGCTTCAACAGCCCTTTTAAGCCCCTTTGAAGCCCCTTCCAGACCAAGCCCGGTTTCATGAGCAAGGTATAAAACTGGCAGGTAATACAAACCCAGCATATTTGCGTGAGGGGATGTCATCAGGTAAAAAGCAACAACTTGCGCTTCTGCACCCGCCTTTCTAAGTTCTCTCCCCGTTTCTCCCAGCCAGAATCGCGGAGAAACTTTTGCGTAATCACGCATGGCTACCTCATCTGGTGCCGAACCTTCCTCCGGATATAATCTGTGGTTCCCAATCGACAGAACCAGAGGAGGTTCGACATGTATTTTTTGAAAAGCCTTTATCAGGCTCATGTATTAAATGTTGCAGCAACAAACCGCTGGTGTAACAGCCCCGAAATGCTCCCGGATTACAGAGCCTGGCTGCGCGCCGAAACATACCTTCGTCTCGACATATTGATTAGCGAACTTCAAAAAGAGACTGCATCCATTCATAACCTTCAGGGTATCGACGCTGTTCGCATTCTGGTATCGCGCCATAGTGCTCTCTCAATAATTGAAGTGCGTCATCTCTCTTTTTCTGAACTGATTTTCTTGCTTCAACCAGCTCTGGAATCAGCGAATATCCCGCCGGAAGTGATCCAATACCCACCTCATGTTGACGAGCAGTTACAAGATGTGCCATACAACCAGCGTGCTGGATTGACTCCCTGCTCAGAGGCTGAATGGGATCACTCTCTGCTGAAGAAATACCAAGATTTGTATAATCCTCAATAAGCCCGGCACACGCTTCTGCATCAGCCAGCTTTATTCTGGTTTCCTTGCGCTGTTCTCTGGCTGACAAACGCCAGAGCAGCGCATTAGCTTTATGTATCAACCACTCTGCCAGCTCCACATCAGATAAACCGCCACGCCAGATGTGCGGACTGTTTTCGTAAACGCTCAGTGTCAATTTTTTGTCATTACTCATATTTATTACCCAATTAATGCACAGCCAGAGTGTTTCCTGCCGGGCCACCACGATTCATCTGATCGAACAGAACGATCGCTGATGCAACGAAATCATCAATATCTTTCACCAGCCGTTCCTTCGTCTCTACCAACTCCCGAAAATAAGCGGAACTGTGGCTGCGCATTCGGGCCACCAGCGGAGGCGGCATCGCTTTTTCGATCGCTGGTAACAACGCCTGAATTTTTTTAACCGCATCAGGAGTGTCTTTCTCCACCCAGCGGAAAATTTTCTGAGTATTGCGAGCCATGGCTTCCGGATGGCTGTCGTCATACAGTTCCGGGAACGTCATTCCCAGCTCGAAATACGCTTTGGTAATTTTCGCAGCCGGTACTTTTTCGCCGTCCGGATGCGCCCAGGCATTCATCGCCATGCGGATGTGTTCATGCTTGATTTTCATGAATCAACTCCGGCGCATTTGATGTGTTAACCTTACATCCAACAGGTAAACCGTCGGTTGGGTTAGGATAAATATCTGGGCGGATTTCATGCGGGGTAACTTCCCACTTCATTAGTTGGCATAACGGAATTACCTGCTTTGGGGGAACGCCAAAGCTAAACCATTGCCAAACAGTCTGTTGAGCGACCCCCATATAACGACCTATTTCAGCCTGAGTGTATTTCTGCCTAATTTTTTCGCGAGTGCTATCTAGCATTTTGCCCTCCTCTAAAAACTATAAGCAAAGCCTACAATAAAAAACTGTATGCAATCAACAGTTTTTTATTGTGATGCTTTTAACAGTATTTACCTGTAAAATTGAATAATGATGAGCGCCCTAGAAGTATCTATGTACAGAATCAGCAAGCTTCTTCAGGAAACTGGATGGAGCCAGGCTGAGCTTGCCCGTAGAATTGGTGTGACACAACAAACTGTTCAACAATGGGTCAGCGGTAAGGCTACACCTAAAGCCTCAAGTTTGGATAAACTGGTTGAGGTTTCAGGGCATCCATTGCATTGGTTTTTATTGCCTCCTGAAGAGTGTGAGCAAATTTTCACCCCTGACACGATGAAAATTGGTCCTCGCCAACGCGAACTGCTCCAAGCTTTTAGTGCGTTTCCTGAGGAAGACCAAGAAAAAATGCTTCAAGAAATCAAAGACAAGAAAAAATCAATGGAAGAAACCATTGCTAGGTGGCTGGCGGCACAAAAAAGCCGCCGGGCGTGACCACAGTACAAGAAGAGGAGTTATGCCATGGGTACAGCCCTTTCTCCGATAGTTTCAGAATTCGAAACTACCGAACAAGAAAACAGTTACAACGAATGGTTGCGCACTAAAGTAACGTCAAGCCTTGCAGACACTCGCCCCGCAATTCCACATGACGAGGTAATGGCTGAAATGGAAAATCTTATTGCTCAAATTGCTGTAACTAACAAGAGCGAGTAATGTTACCCATTTTATGGCTACCGTCTGCTCGCGATGATTTGCGCCAGATCATAACTTACATCGCCAAGGAGAACCCACCGGCAGCACGTAGACTAAAAATACGCATTGAAACATCGGTATTACCTCTATCTGAGCATCCGTACTTATATCCACCAAGCGAACGGGTTTCTGGATTGAGAGAGATCGTGACCCACCCTAACTACATAATCCTGTACAGAGTAGCTGCTTCAAGCATTGAGATTGTAAGCGTGACACATTCTCGGCGACAATTTCCCTTCTCTATCTGAGTTGAACAATTTTCATACTCCCTCTTTCGAGGGATTTTTTTGCCCAAAACAACAATTAAAAACTGTTGACACAAAAACAGTTTTTAATTGTAGATTACATACACCAACCACCCACCCCGCCCCACAGAACGCCGGGCAATACTTCGAGTTACCAAGCAGTGGTCAGGGGGTAAGTAGCCAGCCCGAGGCGTATGAACATGACGGCAGGGTTCAACTTTAATAACTATGCAGCAGGTTTTTGTTCCGCTACCCGGCGTTAAGGGGAAATGAGGTCAACATGGATACTATCGATCTTGGCAACAACGAATCTCTGGTGTACGGCGTGTTTCCCAACCAGGACGGTACATTCACCGCGATGACGTATACCAAAAGCAAAACGTTTAAAACCGAAAATGGTGCCCGTCGCTGGCTGGAAAGAAACTCAGGTGAGTGATATGGATTTCGACACAATCATGGAAAAGGCTTACGAAGAATACTTCGAAGGCCTTGCCGAAGGCGAGGAAGCTCTCAGCTTCAGTGAGTTTAAACAGGCGCTTTCCAGTTCGGCAAAATCTAACGACTAACGGAGTTAAAGATGGAATTTAAAGATTTACTAAAAGAAATCCAGGAAATTGCAGCACATGCACTTCACCAACGTCTGAACGAAGTTGAATTAGAATCTGCAACGAAGAAATACATTGATAATATGGCTCGTAATGTGCGCGATGCGTTTACCGGATTGTACTCTGTTTCGGTAACAAACAACCAGAATACTGAAGAAACTGCAAAGCGGATTGCCTCGGTGATGGGTTTTCATGTCGAGGAAAAGTATTCAAAAAAAGAATTCTGGAAAACTACAAAAAAATTGCAGAGCGAGAACTGTCATCTCCTGCGGCAATCGCTTCTTTCTATGAGGAAAGTTATTCAGATGACACAGGATTACCGGAACTGCTCTCATTACTTGAAAAATTCGGAATTATCATGAAAGGGACTGCGTCGGCGGATTTCACATACTCAATGATGGCTGCTGATGGAGAGCCTTTTCCTCCCGAACTTAAAATAACCCCCGGCAATCATCCGATGGTAACAATAAGAGCAATAGAGAATTACTGGTTTAATCCAGTTCAACAATAGTTGGTCTTTGCAATATTTTTAATGGGCCACTACGCCCTTAATCTCGGGCGGCGTTTAACTCTTTATTCAGTAAATCAGACTGATACTGATTTGGCTTTGTAATGATACTGTCAAGTTTTGATATATGAAATTCAACATGTTCTGGACAGTTAAAAATGTAATAACCGCCCTTCTCTAAAAAGCCAGAAAGAGCGTTACAGGCAGGGCATGGTTTGTTTGGCATTTTATCCTCCATTAAGGGCTGAATTAAAAATGGAGACCAACACGCTGCTACGTGTGGTCGTGCGCCGGACACAGATAAGAATCCGGCACTGACAGTTTACTGAAAGGATATATCCCTGAAAAGTCAGGGCATAACACGAAAGTGCACGGCGAAGTCCTTCTCCCTTAGAGCCGTCGTTAAATTTAATTCGACCGTGCGCTTCCGGTTGTGGCAATCCGCGAAATGGCGCGGCGGTAAGTATGGCGGGGTTATTCTTTCCCCGTTGAGGACACCGGGTTGTCAGGTTGACCATACGCTTAAGTGACAACCCCGCTGCAACGCCCTCTGTTATCAATATTCTGGTGACATTTGGCGGTATCAGTTTTACTCCGTAACTGCTCTGCCGCCCTTTTTTAAAAGTGAATTTTGTGATGCGGTGAATGCGGCTCAGCGCACGCGGAACAGTTAAATCGGTAAAGCGGTCATTTGCTGAGTAACGAGAATGCTCTGTATCCGGCGTTAATTGTTAACTGGTTAACGTCACCTGGAGGCACCAGGCACCGCATCACAAAATTCATTGTTGAGGACGCGATAATGGAAAAGTTATCATGTAATGCCAGCACGTCTGAACTTCGTTTCGAAATTGGCGTTATCACTGGAGACAAAACATTTATTGAAGACGCCATTAAGCAGAGAAAACTCGAGCAGGACCTGTTAAATGAAGTATGCATTCCTTCAATGCTGGCTCGTCTGGACCTGCTGCAAAAAGGATATAAACAATGAATACAACATTTGCACTCGTTCTGACAGTTTATCTTGTTTCCGGCGAATCTCTTGAGCTGGTGACTGGCTTATACGGTTCAATGAAAGAATGCATGGCTGCAGCAGCAGAACAAAAAATTCCCGGTAACTGTTATCCGGTAGATAAAACTACTCACACTAATAATAACGAAATACCGGCAGGACTTTAAAACAGCACCGTAATTAATATCCGGTTTCATTTTTATATGCCAGCAATGGCAGGGATTTGTTCACCCTTAAATCTGTAATGAGGTTAAAACACAATGAGTAAAATCTTTATTTGCGCTGCTATTCCTGACGAACAGGCCATAAAAGAAGATAGCGCTGTTGCGGTGGCCACTGCCATTGAAGCCGGTGATGAGCGTCGCGCACGCGCAAAATTTCACTGGCAATTTCTGGAGCAATTCCCGGCAGCTCAGGACTGCGCTTATAAATTTATTGTCTGCGAGGATAAACCCGGCATACCCCGCCCTGCCCTCGATTCCTGGGATACCGAATATATGCAGGAAAACCGCTGGGATGAGGAGTCAGCTTCCTTTGTACCGGTCGAACCAGAATCCGATCCGATGAACGTCAATTTTGACAAGCTGTCCCCTGAAGTACAGAACGCAGTCCTGGTTAAATTCGACACATGCGAAAACATCACCGTTGATATGGTGATTAGCGCACAGGAATTACTACAGGAAGACATGGCAACATTCGGCGGACATATCGTTGAAGCGTTGATGAAAATGCCAGAAGTTAACGCCATGTATCCTGAACTTAAACTGCATGCCATCGGGTGGGTTAAGCATAAATGTGAGCCTGGCGCTAAATGGCCTGAAATTCAGGCAGAGATGCGCATCTGGAAAAAACGTCGCGAAGGTGAACGCAAGGAAACCGGAAAATACACGTCTGTTGTTGATCTCNNTTGCCATTCGCCGCGAATACAAACAGACATGGAAAACACTCGACAATGAACTGGCCTGCGCCCTCTGGCCCGGTGATGTGGATGCAGGAAACATTGACGGTACCATCCATCGCTGGGCGACAAATGAGGTTATCGACAAGGATCGCGAAGACTGGAAGCGTATCTCAGCATCAATGCGCAAACAGCCCGAAGCACTTGGCTATGACCGTCAGACTATTTTTGGCCTTGTTCGCGAACGTCCGATCGATATTCACAAAGATCCCGTTGCACTGAACAAATATATCAGTGAATACCTGACGACAAAGGGCGTGTTTGAACATGAAGAAACAGACCAGAGCTCTACTGATGCTCTCCAGCCGTCAGCAGCACAAACTGCTCCAGTGGAGACGGCAGAATCCGATACTCAAAAAAATGAAATCCTGGTGGAAGCTGAACCATCTGTAGAGCGTGAAGGACCATTTTATTTCGTCTTTACCGATAAGGGCGGGGAAAAATACGGCAGGGCAAACAAACTTTCTGGTCTGGACAAGGCGCTGGCTGCCGGCGGTACCGAAATCTCAAAAGAAGAATATTTTGCCCGAAAAAATGGCACATACACGGGCTTACCGCAAAATGTGGATACCGCTGAAGATTCCGAACAATCAGAGCCGGTAAAAGTTACCGCTGACGAAGTAAACAAAATTATGCAGGCAGCCAATATCAGCCAGCCTGACGCCGATAAATTGCTTGCTGCATCACGTGGTGAATTTGTTGAAGGGATTAGCGACCCGAATGATCCGAAATGGGTGAAAGGGATCCAGAGTCGCGACGCTGAGGACCAGAATCAGCCCAACGTGAAACAAAATGAGCCAGAAGCGGAACAAAACAGCCCGGATACGCAACAAAACGGGCCAGAAGAACAACAACCAGAACCAGCAGTGCAACAGGAACTGGAAAAAGTTTGCACCGCATGCGGTCAGACCGGTGGCGGCAACTGTCCTGACTGTGGTGCGGTGATGGGGAACGCAACCTACCTGGAAACATTCGATGAAGAGAATCAGGCTGAAGCTCAGAAAAATGATCCGGAGGAAATGGAAGGCACTGAACATCTGCACAAGGAGAACACTGGCAGCGATCAGTATCACGCCAGCGATAATAAAACTGGCGAAACAGCAAATCCCTTAATTAAAGTGAACGGTCATCATGAAATCTCATCCACCAGCAGGTTGTGGCACCATCTGATGATTGACCTTGAAACAATGGGAAAAAATCCTGATGCGCCAATAAACTCTATAGCCGGTAAGTTTTTTGATCCGGCAACCGGAGAGATGGGGCCAGAATTCAGCAAAACTATCGATCTGGAAACCGCAGGTGGGGTCATCGATCGGGACACCATTAAGTGGTGGCTGAAACAGTCACGCGAAGCACAATCCTCCATTCTGACCGATGAAATCACGTTGGATGATGCACTGCTGCAATTCCGGGAATTTATCGACGAAAACTCCGGTGAATTTTTTGTTCAGGTCTGGGGTAACGGTGCAACTTTCGACAACGTGATTTTACGCCGTTCATATGAACGGCAGGGGATCCCCTGCCCGTGGCGTTACACCAATGATCGCGATGTAAGAACGATGGTTGCTCTGGGACTGGTGATGGATTTCGACGCAAGAACGACTATTCCATTCGAAGGTGAACGCCATAACGCCCTGCACGATGC